AGAGATTTCCAATGGAAATTGGAGTCAGTACATCTCCAACTGCATAACCATTTCCACCATTGACAATGGTTGCACCAATAGCAATTCCATTGTTAATAGCAATATTTGCAGTAGCATTAATGCCATTACCAGTTACACTTGTGAGTGCAACACCAGTAAAGACATAATATCCTGCTCCTGGTGTATAACCAATACCAACACCAGTTACATTCATTGTCCCTGTAGCAGATCCACCATAACCAACTAATGTTCCAGTAGCATCAGTTCCCTGCTGAAGAACTGTATTGCCAAATGTCAATCCAGAATCTTGAACAGTTGTGCCAAGTCCAACTCTGATATCTCTTGGATATAGATCAATTCCATTTGGTGTAATCGCTTCCAGATTTGTTGGAAGTTTTGGATTAAAGAATTGAATTGATCCACTAGGAACAAATTCTGCTCTATACAGAGTGAATTTGAGGTCTTCATATTGGCTTGGTGTCCAAACAGAAGCATTTTGTGACTTGAATAAGGAACCAAGTATTGGTTGAGAAGAAACTAAGACTTGTCCAGATTCTGCACCTAAAGTGCTTACATCAACTTCACCAAGTCTAGAGATCCAAACTCTATACTCTGTTGAGTGTGAAAGAAGAACTAAAGCATATTCTTTATTAGGTGCAAGATATACTGGAGATTCAAATGTAATCTTAGTTGGAACAGATGCATCTTCTGATGTAGAAATTTTACTTGGAGAGACATCAACTTCAGAATATGGAAGAATTCTAGTTGTTGGTGTTCCAAGTTCAGTTTCACGAAGTTGAACAGTTACTGGAAGTGTGTCATCTTTTGCTGAGAAATAAACCTCTACAGATGTCATATAAACACCAGTCGTATCATCAATAAAGAATGTTTGAGCTAATGGGTCAATTCTTCTAGGTGGTGGTGGAGGTGGAATTGTTCCTGCCTGGAAGCGTGATTGAGTTTGGAAGGTTGCATTATCACCAACAGTCACCGATTCAGTTACTGTATTAGATTGTTCAACCCTTGCATTTCTTAAAGAAAGAGTAGTTTCTTGTACAGTATCAAGAGTTCCTTGTGAATAGAAAATTTCTTCTGCAGATGTTGTAGTTTGTCCTGCAATCTGAGTATTAATTGGACTACTTGTCAATCTGAATGTTGTTCTTCCAGTTTCAAATGTTGGATTTGAAATGTTAGTGGAATCAGGAACTCTGTATGATCCAATAACTGTTCCAAGTCTATCAGATACAAGTCTGACATTTGTTACTGTTGCTTGTGCTCCACTACTTTGACCTCTCAGAATCATTCCACCAGACAAGTAACCTGAGAACTGAGGAGAATCCTCATCAGCAAGACTGAATGTATCAATATTCAGAACTGTTGAAGTTTGAGAGTATGTAGATGGTAAAGTATTATTTCTATCATATGGATTGAAGTCAAAAATATCTGTGGGGTTATTATATGGACCATATTTGTGATTTGCTGTAGCAACTCTAAATGAAATTGATGGAAGTCCACTATTAATTATTTCAACAGAAGAATCTCCCATTGTTCCTTGAACAGTTTCACCAACTTGGAAAGTTCCAGAAACCATTTCAATTTCAACCAACTTACTCATACAGAAGCTGTTGACATCAACATTATCAAAGAATGAATACAGTCTTGTAAATGGTTTTAACTTGGTTGCAGTAAATTGAATATTACGAGATCTCATGAAGTGAATGATACTTCTATTCACTACTCTATCACCAAGAGATGATGTATCAATAGTCTCATTGATTATTTGTTGGATCCCTGTTCTTTGTTGGCTTAAGTTAATTCCAGCACTACCAGTGGTATTAACTGTAACTTCAGATCCATTTCTATTGGCATTTTGAGAAAGAGATAAGTTTACATCAACTCCAGTAGTTTCCCAAGAACCCCAAACAACAGGTGTTACACCTTGTCTCAGACCATCAACTTCAGAGAAAGACTCAACTCCTAACATTTCAACAATTGAGTTAAATGTTCCCTCTTGAAGAATGTCACGAGGTTCCATTCTATTGACATCAATCCAAACATCAACAGTTGGTTCCAGTGCTATTGATCCAGAATAGAAAGTGATAAGGTATGGAGTTACACTTTCAGATCTTGTAGCAAATGGTTGTCTCAACCACTCTGATTCAGAATAGTCAAGAGTTATGACTTGACCACTTCTCTTTACATTTGAACCCAGAACATCAGCAAATCTAGAATCTTGGTTTGTTAATGAAGTTGTTCCAATTCCAGAAATAGTAGTATTACCAACTTGCATATTAATAGCAGTTGTGTAATGTGCTGGTCTTAGAACTTTATTTTTGACATCAACACTATTTCTTACACCTATCTTTGGATCTTGTGGTGCAGTTGTAGAGAAATTGTCTACAAAAATACCAGACTTAAATCTATTCAAACCATTTGCATCTGCTATGAAAAAATTAAGTGTATCTGTTTCAGTTGAATTGAGCTGCGTATAGAACTCAAGATTCTTGATTCTCTGTTCAAGACTTGAGATGTCTACCATCTGATATCTCTTGTGCTCAATAAATGACACTTTTGCGTCAGATGTGCTATAAAGATATGCTGGGAGATATATGTTGGCAATATTTAAAGAGCCACTTACCTCATCTGGTAATTGCGGAGAATCAGAGGGAACTCCATACTTTACGGTGAAATTGCCATCTTTATCAAGATAAATTCTATCAGCTCTTGGAAGGTAATAATTATAACTTACACTAATGGATTCATCAGATGCAAGAATGTGTTTTGAACTGTGTTTCCCATTTGCAAATGATCTTCCATAAAATTCAAATGGAGATTTTGCACCAGCAGCAACAGTGTACTCATTAACTCTTGGTCTTGCATCAACAATATCAGTATTTCTTACTTCATTAACTGAGCTAATTTCAGTACCATAGTCAAAATCATTATATGAATTGACTAATGTAATATCACCAGTATCTGAAGATTGATAATATCCATTATCAAAATAAACTATTAATTTTCTTGATGGAGTTGGTGCTCCATTTTTTCTTATAATTCTAGAAATATCATATATGGTATTTCTCTGTCCATTAGACAAGTTGAAATTAGAGGTAATATTTTTGCTTCCGATTGAAATACCAGAAGCAATGGCAGAAACACCAGAATTCTTAAATCTAATTACTTCTCCATTTTGGAATACAGTGTTGTTCTTATAGATGAATCTAATAGAATTATCATTTACTCTTACAATATAAGTTGCTTTTGCACCACTAATTGTTCCAACAATCTCCTCACCAATAATTAAGTCGTTTGTGGTTGCTGAAGGTCCATCCATTGAACCTGTGACCAATGATGGGGAAGAGGGATCAGAAGAATCTTCTGATTCAAAAATTCCATGGATTTTAATTACATCTGGAACATTCAAAGAAATAACAGGATCCTGAATTCTTGTCCCAAATGCATAATCTCCATAAGTAAGTCCATCATTCAAAGTTGTTGAACCAGTTCCAGAAGCTGATACTGAAGACTTATTGATGATTAAGCTATTTGCAACAAACTTTTTCTTAGATTTAGCACTAATAGAACTCTTTCTTAAAGTAGCAATTACAACTGTTCCAGAATCATTAGATCCAAGACCATTGATTATTAATTGAGTTGATCCTACAGTAAATGCAAATTTGTCTGATGACAATTCTTCTGTTGAACCATCAGAACGAATTACAGTATATCTTTCTTCATCAAATGGCAAGAATACTTCATTAGTTCCTGCCGTTAATGTTGCAGTAGACCCATCAGCAATAGTTGTACTAAACTGTTTTCTGATTATGAGATTAGTAGCAGTTAAATCTACTGAAGAAATGTTATTTTTGGGGAATCTACTGTACAGAGTGGCATTGGATGCTGCATTTCCACTGCCTACAGTATTTTTATATTTTGATTCTACAATTGATAAATCTGTTACTTCTGTTGAAGATGTTGGGAGAGTTCCAATTCTATATCCAGAAACATTTTCAACTGCTTCAATTTTTAAGAAAGTGTCATTGACTTGAGCAACTCTAGCAAAAGATGGTAATGCATTTGTAGGAATTGAATATTGAACAATTCCACCTGTAGTAACAATGCCCTGGAAGTTTGTAGATGGGGCAGTTACTGTTGAAAATCCACCACTAGCAGCAGAAATTGATGCAATACCAACAGAAAATGCTAAGGTTTGAACTAAATCTGCACTAAATGTTGTTCCACCACCAACAATTCCATAAACAGATTTTACATCTGATAAACTATTACTTGTATAATTTGTTATTGTTCTTGCATTGGAATCTACTCCATCAAATGTTACTTTTTCTCCAATAAAGAACTCACCTTGAACATCATATGCAGTTAGAGCGGTTCCGGCACTTACATCATATCTTAAAAATGCACTTGCACCACTTGATTGACCTCTAACAAAGGTTGGAGTGGTTAAAGATATGGGTTCATTGATCGTTAAATCTGTATATGTTTGTACATCAAACAGAGAAAGATCCCATTGATTAGTATCAGGATATGTTGTCTCATAAGATCCAGACTCTAATACAAAATCATATATTCTTGCAACCCCAATTTCAATTCCTGCCTGTGCTGTCTGAGCTGAACCCACTCTTTGTGATCTAAGACTGAGAGTGTTAGGTGTATTGAAACCTATAGTGGGTGAACCATAAACTCTATTGACAGTAATAGATGGACCAAAACCAAAATTAATTGCTTGATTTTCTATAAGATTGGTCGTTCTTGGTTTCTTAGCACTTATTAGGGTTGTTGATCTCTTTTCAACTTCATAACCTCTCACATATGCCTTACCAGGAGAGATCTTATAAATCGCTAAATCATCACTTGGAGTCAATCCATCATCAGTAGTTTGATTCTCATTATAAATTCCTCTATTTCCTTGCCCATTATTTAAACTTTCTCTAACAGTTGTGAGAAATTCAGTGACATAATAATGTCCAGACTCATCAAAAGTTCTTCTAGCTAATTCTTCTTCTAAAAGATTATAATCAGTCCTGCTTACAAGGTCTCTTACTACACCATTTTTAATTTCTGCAAGTTGCACAAAGTTTTGATCATTGGTATCAGTGATCAATTTCTTTGCTAAAGTGGCTTGAATCTTTAATCTATCTGCACCAGGTGCAGAAAAATTATTATAACCCTGAGCATTATCATTTAATGATGGGTCAATATCAGATGAAATTATCTGCTCACTTACATTTAAACCAACTCTATAGCTTGGAGTATTGCTGTATTGATCTAAAATAATTAAGTCTGATTCAACGTCAACAAAATATCCTCTCAGGAAGTATACTCCCTGATTGATCGCAAATGCTGAAGCTGTAGCAGATGCATTTGTTGAAATAGTTCTTGCAAAACCTTCTCCTGAAGTTATAAAAGTAGTGGAGAAAGAAATATTTTCATTGACAAGAAGAACTTCATTATCTAAAAATTGCTCAGTTGCTAAGTCTGTAGTACTGGACTCAAAATAATCAACATATAATGTATAATTCCCTCTTTCAGACTCTTGGTTTGTAATATAAGTTACAACTTTTGCCGTAATTCCAGATACTTCACCAGTAATTGTCTTTCCTATCAGTTGGTCTAAGTATAAAGAAATTGGTAAGCCAAGAAACTCTGATTCAACTTGAATCGCATAAAATGGATTAAGTAAGGTCACTCCACCAGGAATTACTTGAGCTCCCTCTTTAAAAAGATGATTGCCAACATCTTCAACTTGATTTTGAAGAATTGATTGAAGAGTTGTTAATTCTCTTGCCTGAACTGGATATCCTGGTTTAAATAAGACTTTATAATAGTTACTCTGTGGGTCAAAATCATCAAAATAAGGAGCAACGTTGAGGTTAGTTTCCTGGGGCATGATTTCTTAGAATTGCAAGATAATTTTTACGTCTTCTTTTTGGGCAGAAGACCTTGTTACTGAAGGTCTGTTATCTAGATATATGATATTTCCGGAATACTTTTGTACTTCAGGTTGAGAAACACCATTTTCAAAATTTTGACCAAGATAATATGTCCTACTATTTATTACTGTTGAGATACCTTGAAAACTGGTCTGAATTGCTAAATTAACACTTCCCCCAATGATTGAAAAACTTCCACCAGAATTAATATCTGCTGTAAATCTATTCAAATTGAATCCATAAGTAGGATTAGTATTTTTTGTTCCATCATAATTGAATCCTGCAAGTGAATTGTCTTGCCAATATTTCAAAACACCAGTATTTTGGTCATATGAAACAACTCTTCCCACTGCTGTTGATCCTAATCCCACTGTTTGGGTGATATATGAATCTGCAGTAAAGGTAGCTTCACTGTAACCAACACCTGTCAATTTAAGTGCATATACACCGCTTGCTTTATCTAAGTTTAGATTTTGAGTTGAATCATATGCTTTTGGATTTTCAACTAAACCAAAAGCTGCAAATTCATTTCCAGTGATAAAATCTGGATTTTCTGTATCATTCTCAAATCTAGAATATGTTAAGACACTATATGCGCCAAGTTCACTATAAATGTCTGCTCCATGTCCTCCTGGAGGAGGAATAATAACATCAAATATTGGTGCTGTGCTTCCAGCTGGAACACCACCTGCCACCAAATCGACAGTACCAAATGTATAACCAGAACCACCTTTAGAAACTGTTATACTTTCTACTTTAGAGTCATTGTTGATAACAATAGTTGCTTCAGCTCCTCTACCATCACCTAAAATAGGAACTCTGGTATATGTCTTATTTGGATTTCCTATTGCAACACCTCTATTCCTGATTGTTGCAATTTTAATTTGTCCACTTGTTGCTGCATTATTTCTAACTGCAGAATAAGTGGTATTTGTATCCCAATCAGAAGGGACAGGGATATAGTTTGTTGAATCAAACTTAATGGCTTGGGATGGGCTGATAGTATAAAGATATTTCCAAATATAACCATCTCCACTAGAACCTGCAGATCTTGGTTCCAGGTCTGTAAATGTTGGTTCATCTAATGATGGACCACCCTCATAATTGTTCTCAGGAGTTGCATTATTATATAAACAAACATATACACTGTAATTAGAATTAATCACATAGTAATTTGCATCATATATGTCAAAGGCACCAGATGGTCTTGATGCATTATTTCTACTAATATCATTCCTCCACATATCATATGTTATACCAGAAGGCCATGTAGACTTCCTTACAATCTGACTTATATCACTTGGGGAGATTTTTTTCATCGATAATAAAGTATCCCAATACACGTTATTCATCTCCCCAAAGTTATCAATAGGAGAAGGAGGATTAGCATTCCAAGTTGATGAATAATCTGTGGCATTGGGAATACCAATAAACGTATAGTAAGAATTTGTGCTGGATTGAACTCCATCAACAAAATTTCTTGCATTTAATATACGAAGTTGGTCAGTAATTATCGCTGCCATTTTTAAATAGATTTTTCTTTATTTATTATGGTTTAATTAGTGTAATTTTTGTATTTCAGAGAATTGCCTCTGGTCACAAGAGATGAAGTTGTAATTCCAGTGTAACCATTATTTCCATAGAAGTTAAATGTTTGAGGTTCTGTTCTTCTATTTAAAGAGATTTTGCCCCAACTAAATTCTCCCATATCTGGAAGATTTGTATAAGCAATTCCTGTACCAAGAGTGTCTACATTAACAAATAATCTTCTACATGTGGTTGTAAATCCAATAGTGGATCCTGCAGTAATTAATAAGTCATTATCTTCATAACTATTGACTTGATAAACACAATCTAAGAATAATGTTCCAATTCCAATAGTTGCAACATCTTGATCCTGTGATGCAAAAGTTCCTCCAATAGAAATATTTGTATTGAACAAAGTAAAGTAGTCTGATGTAGAAATTCCACTGATAGAAACTGCTGTCCCAACATAACTGGTACTTCTCAAGAAAGAATCTAGAGGAATAAATGTATCAAAATAGAACTGATTCTGAGAAGAAACTACTGTAGTTCCAACTCCAACAATTATGCCATAGTCTCCAGAATAAGATGAAACACTCATATCTTCAAAGACAATTTTTGGTGTTTCAATAAGAACAAGTGGTGGATTGGTACTGGTATATCCAGTTCCAGGTTCTGTCACAGTCAGTGATGTTAATGTTCCAAAACCACTAATTGTTGCTGATGCACTTGCTCTCAAAGTTGAACCAAGTCCTACTGGATTTGCAATTGTTACTTCAGGTGCTTGAGTGTAACCAACTCCAGCATTATTGATTATCAATGATGATATGGTTCCTGCAACAGAAACTACTGCAGTAGCAGATGCTCCAACAATTGAATCTTGTGATATGATCTTAATGGTTTTCTGGAATGTTGTATCAGTTGTCTCTCCATTTGTATTAAAGAGAGGTCTCAGAGTGTCAACATAAACTGCATTAGTGTTAATGCCAACATTTTTGATGATAAATGCTGATGGATAAACTAGAGGTTCATACAGATCTCTACTCTTTCCAATTTTTTGACCATTGACTACTTTATCTACAGTTTGTTTACACCATGTAACTGGTCTAATGATTGATCTATCTGTTGTGAT